GGGCGCATCTTCTGGTCTCGGCTATTATTATGCTTCCAGCATGGGTCGCGGCCCATCTGGTACGGGCGGCTTCAGCGCCAATGCCACGGCTCCCGCCGCAGCGATTGGCACCGCAGCAGGCGGCGGCGGCGGCGGCGGCAAGCAGGCCACGACTTACTACCTTGGCGGCAACGGCGGCGCTGTTTCGGGCGCCCTCCTTACCGCAGGCGGCACCGCCGTAACTAATGCCGCCGGAAACAATGGCTCCACATGGGGCGTCGGCTTCCTCGGCACCGGCGGCGGCGGCGGATCTCCCGGATCATCAGGCCAAGCCAACAACGGCGGCAACGGCGGACTCTACGGCGGCGGCGGCGGCGGCGGCAGCGCATCTACCAATGACGCAGGAGGCGTCGGCAAGGGCGGCGACGGAGCCAATGGCATCGTCATCATCACAACCTACTTCTGACCATGACCGAGCAATACGCCATCCTCGATCAAGCCAACGGGCACCTCGTCAACGTCGTCCTCTGGGACGGCGACACCGCGAAGTGGCAACCACCCGCCGGAACATCCGCAGTCCGCTTGGCCGACATCGACCTCGCCACACTCCCGCCTGCACCCGCACCGGAAGCCGAACCGATCCTCGCAGGAGCATGGGTCGAGCAGCACCTCACATCAACGCAACTCCACGCGCTATCCGATCTTCGCTTGTCGCTTGTGCTGGCGGGTAAACCTCTTGGGCCGCTCATGCAATCCCTGCGCGATTGGACTTCGCAGCTGATCGTCGCATCGGCGGCTGATCCTTCGCCGCGGAACGATTGGCCGCCGGCTCCTTGCACTTATGAGGAAGCCTCGAGCGAGGCTGTGCAGGCGTTGACAGCACAACCCTAACCGGAAAGGATTAGTCGAAAAATATGAACTCTCTTTTCGCCAAACTCGCAGGCATCTCGCTGGCCTTGTGGAATTTTTATTTCCCGCTGCTCCGCGACATTTTCAACACCGGGGCCACGGCCCTGCTCCCGCTCGCGGTGGACGTGGTTCGCAATCTGAACAAGACGGACCTGCCGAGCGGGGCCAAGCGTGACCAGGCACTGCTCTCGCTCAAGAGGGCGGCACTGGACCAAGGAATTTCCGCCACCGAATCGCTGCTCCGGTGGACTGTCGAAAGCGCGGTGCAGCGCGTGAAACTCAAATGAAATCCTTCATCCTCCGATTCCTTGTCTCGAAAGGTGGCAGCCTGCTGACGCCGGCGATTGCCGCCCTGGTGGCCGCCGCGGTGACGCGGGTGGCCGCGCACGATCCTACCTTGGCCAGCCATATTGACCCCGCGGCGGTCACGGGTTTTTTGATGGCCGCGCTGGTCAGCGTGATCAATTACGCGACGAACGTGGCCCAGAGCAATGGAGTCAAAAAGATCCAGGCCGTGGTGAACGCCCCGGTGGATGGCTATGCCGGTCCGGTGACCTATACGGAAGTCCGGCGGGCCTTGCCAAATTCATAACGAAGCAACCGGAACCGGAGGACCCGCGGCCATTTTGGCAGCGTCTGCTCTCCTCGCTGCAATTGGACGTGGATCTGAAAGCGCGGAGGTTCTGGATGAAAGGAAAGGCAGAATTCTGATGCATGCATTTCGAGCAATGTTAAACGTAGCCGGCGTGAAGCACTTCACGGCGGAGGAGTTGTTTTTCCGCGGATCGAGCGATGCGACCTTGGGGCTGAATACTCCGCCCCCGCAATCGCTTTGGAAGAACATGATCCCGACCGCGGTGGTGGCCGATGAGGCCCGCGAAAAACTGGGCAAACCGATCCGCGTTCTTTCGGCCTACCGCTCGCCGGCGTACAACCGGCGTATCGGCGGGGCCAGGTCGAGCCAGCACATGAGGTTCTGTGCGCTGGATCTCGGCACCGAGCAGCCGGCGGCCCTGTACAAGATCCTGCTGGAGATGCGGCGGGACGGGAAATTCAAGGGCGGGCTGGGGCTTTACCGGACGTTTGTCCACCTCGACACCCGGGGCGTGAACGTCAACTGGGCAGCTTGATGGCCTTGGTGAGGGCCTTGGCCATGGTATCAATTGATACCGCCGTGTAGCGGTTGCTGACGCGGACCGAATCGTGGTCGCAGATCAGCTGGCGGACGCGCTGATCGACACCGGCCTCGGCCAGCAGGGAATTGGTGGTGTGACGCCAGCTGTGGAAGGTCTTGTCGGTAAGGCCGCGGCCTTCGCCTCGCTTGGTGGTCTTCACGCGGACGATGCCGGCGCGGTCGAGCAGCTGGGAGAAGTGTTTGCTGGCGGTGCCGTGCTCCATGGCCGCGAGGGTGGGGGTGATGAGGCCCTTGCCGCGAAGCGTCTGTAGCTCACCCATGAGCGGGACGGTGACCACCTTGCCGAGGCGGGATTTTTTCTCGGGCAGGAACCGGAGGTTGCCGTCCTCGATCTCCTCGTAGGACCGCCGGCGGGCGTCCCCGAGGCGCATCCCAAAGTAGAGGCCGAACAGGATGCAGGTGCGCCATTCGCCCTGGGCGACCTTGAGGATGGCCGCAATCTCGCCCTGGTTGAATGCTTTGCGTCCCGAGGGCGTGGCGTCCGCGCTCATGCGGAAGAGGGCCGCGGGGTTGGCCTCGATGTTTCGGAGATGCATGGCGCGGGTGAAGACGGCCCGGATGGTCTTGGTGACTTGCTGGGCGGTATTGGTGGACAGGCCGCGCTTGATCATGCCGTGGTAGAACTCGCTTATATCCTCTGGCGTTATGGACCGGAGGTCATGGCGGGTGCGCTGGCCGAGGAAGTCCGCGAAGTGCGCCACGTGCTTCCGGTAGCTCTCCATGCTGCGAGTCTTGGCCGTCTTGGCTGCCAGGTAGCCTTGGGCGGCCTTTTCCCACGTCGAGCGCCGTCTGGCCGCGGACATGCCGGCGGCCCGCAGCAGGGCATCCAAGCGCGATTGCGCCCACACGCTGTCCGGCGTCTCGGAGCGTAGCTCTCGGCCTACGGCTTCCATCTCGTCTGCCACGCGCTGGGCGGTCCGGCGGGCGGTCTTGAGTGGCAACTTGGTGGAGCGTATGGTCTGACGCCAGAACCCGCCCTGGGGGTGATCCGGTGCCGCAATCCACACGCGCATCCGGGCCAGCCAGAAAGGAGAGTTGGGCATGGTGGTCAGCGAGGCCATGGGGCAAAAGTTAGCACAGCAAATTGTACATGCAATAGTGGTTAATGCGGTAAGTTTTTGAGCGTTTTACTCTGTAACAGAAAGGCTGGCCCCGAGCGTCGGTTCGATTCCGACCCTCGCCTCTCTCTCTGTAGAATGGGCCGCGGAGCCGAGAGTTAGCCCAGTAAGTTAGCACACATTTGCCTCTTTCAACTTCCTTGGCGCGGGGTATCTTTCGACTATGCCTTACGCCGATCCCGACCAGAGGAAGGAGTACATGAGGGAGAGATACCGCGAACGCTACGAGGGGGAGCGGGGCTTTCGGGACAAGGAGAACAAACGGAAGCGGGAGTACTACGCGACGAACGAGCGGTATGCCTCGAAGACGCGCCGGCGGTGCCGGCTGAATGCCCGGAAGAAAGCGGCGGCCCAGAAAAAGTAACTCACACATAGGACTACCGATGTCCGACCCCCGCCGATAACGTGGGGGCGTGAATAAGTTATTGATACTACTTGCGTGGGGGCAGTTTGCCTTTGGCAGCTGCTTGGTGCTTCTTGCCTTTTATCTCCGCCGCGTCAGCCGCGTCATTGAGGGCCTTGGTGAGAACGAACCGCACGTAAGCGGATAGCGAGCTAAAGCCTTGGGCCTTGGCCTGGGCCTTGGCGCGTTTGGTCAGCGCGGGTTCCATCGAAATGCCGGCGTGGACACTCTTTAGGTGCGTGGGTTTTTTGGGATTCATGCTTTTACCTTCGCACAATACCAAAAGTTAACAAGTTTTCGGCATGGGGTATTCTGCCCATATTTTCGCTTGAACCTTGTTAAATGTTTGGCAAGAGTTGGCGCTTCGATATGGCGAACAAGCGCAAACCCACCTCGCAAAAAGTCCGGCCCACGGGCATCTCATTGCCGCCGGATCTGCTCAAGAAAGCCCAGCGTTTCGCGTTCAAGCAGGACATGAGTTTGTCCGCGCTGATCCGCGAGTTGCTCATCACTCAACTGGCCGAGAAATGAGCACCGACCAGCTGCTCGAAGAGGCGCGTGGCACTTTGCCGCGCAACGTCAAGGGCAAGGGCCAACGGCGCGTCATCGAATCCTGGATGCCCGCGGTCAACGAACTCCGGGCCAAACATTTCAGCTACCTCGAGATCTACGAGTGGCTCAAGTCCCGCGGCATCGATGTGCATGACCGGCCTATGACATTTATCAGCGCGGTATCTCGCAGACGCCGCCGCTGGCTCAACAAACAATAGGAACCCATATGGACTACTACATCATCAGCATGCTGACCTTCATGGCGCTTTGCGCCGTGATGGGTGCTTACGCGGTGGGATTTTGCCGCGGTTACGACGAGTGCGAAGAACAGCACCGTTGGCACCGTTGGCTCCTTCGCCGTGAAGAGAACCGCCGCACAAAACTTTAGGGACGCGCAATGAAAACGAAACCGGCCACCGGAGCGTCCCCCGGTGACCGGCCAATGCAAGAACAGAACCAAGTGAAAAATGAACACAGAACAAACGCAGCTGCAACTCTTTTCCCACCATCTGGCGGGATTGGCGTTGAAGTATCCGAGCCTCTATTTCGAGGACCGGCAGAACCCGAAACATCTGGCCCGCTACAACGAGGCGGACCGGCCCGCAAAGAAGTGCAAACTGGAATTCGCCCGCTTCCAAGCGTGGCGTCCGGTGGTGCAGACGGTCAACCTTCCCCCGCTCCCGAGGGTGAGGGCCGCGGTCTACGAGACGGTGACCTTTCGCCGGCTGGTGGCGTGGGCCAGCAATCCCACGCGGTTGGAGGAAATCCTGGTCGAGAAAGGGGTGCGCGGATGAGCGACCTGGCCATCAAAGAAGACAACAAGCGCGTGGAAGTCGCGTTCAACCAGAGCGGGGTCCAGCTTCGCAGCATGGACGAGATGGGGCGGTTTTGCCGCGCTATCGTTAACTCCGGTCTGGCTCCTTCCAGCTTCCAGACACCGGAGCAGGTGATGGTGGCCATTCAATGCGGCCTCGAGATCGGCCTTCCTCCGATGCAGGCCCTCCAAACCATCGCGGTCATCAATGGCCGGCCCTCGCTGTTTGGCGATGGCGCTTTGGCCTTGGCCATGGCGCATCAGCTGTGGGGTGGCATCGAGGAAACGCACGTGGCGGAAACGAATACCGCGGTCTGCAAAGTCTGGCGTTTCATCCGCCGCGAAGACAAGACGCCCAAGCTGACGCTACGGACGTTTTCCGAGGAGGATGCCAAGCGTGCCAAGCTGTGGGGCAGGTCCGGTCCTTGGACCGCGTATCCCAAGCGCATGCTTCAGATGCGTGCCCGTAGCTTCGCCCTCCGCGATGCCTTCCCGGACGCGCTCCGTGGCGTGGGCATCAGCGAAGAGGTCAGCGACTACCAGCCGATGAAGCCCGCCCGCGGACGCGAGGTGGCCAGCAACCTGGTGCTCCCCGATGCGCCGGAATCCATTGTGGATCTGGTTCAAGACATCGCGGTGCTCTCCAACCAAATCAAGCAGGAGGAGCTACTCTAATGGAAACCGGAGTCCTCACCATGGCCGAGGCGTCTTACCGCCGAGCCGAAGGAATCAGCAAGTCCGACTTGGATTGGATTGCCGCACCGCGCACCCCGGCGCATTACAAGGCCCGTCGAGATGGGTTAGTCGAAAACGTGCAGACGCCCGCCATGCGTCTCGGCAGCTTGGTCCATCGGGCCGTGCTCGAGCCGGACACCATGGCCGGCGCGTACGTGGTC